TGCGGATGAATTGTTCAGAGATAACATGTGGACACAAAAGACCGGTTTCATTATAAACTTGTGGTAAGAAATGCAACACTTTTGAAAATAGACACATTGAGAAGAAATTACCAACTTGAATCATGTCGGATGTTCCTTGACCCATATGGTTTCTATAGCCGAGTGTATAGAATTTTTGTGGATTGAAATCTGGTAATGGTTCATTGAAAGTTAAATCTGGACGCATACGAATGACTAAATCATATTGCTTACCAGTTTTAAACATATGGTCTTCAAGCATTAACATACCTGATCCAAGTTTATACAACATGGAGACAATGTTCTTGGGTACATGATAAAAGTTTTTATAAAACTCGGCACGTTTAGCAAAGTCTTCTTTGTGGTCATTATAATCTTCAACAATGAAATCGATGGGTTTGTATGTTTCAATGATTGCTTCATTATCAATCATTGGTGCATCATCAACAATTCCAGCTTCGCTGTGTGGGTCCCAGTATGCTTCATCGCCCCATGTGTGTATGAAAATATCTGGATTATATCTGTCAACGATATGTTCTTTAAAATTGGGATAAACTTGTTCCCAACAACGCATGTGACCTGTCAATACTACTGCTACGTTCATGTTTTCCTCACGAAATATAAATTATCTTCATTCACTTGTGACGTAATTTTATCAATCACAAATCCATTCTGTTCCAAAAAGTCAAGTGCTTCCTGTTTGGTGTGTTGTCCTTTATATAGACTAACTTCCTCTGACTGTGGAACTTCAACAACACCAGATTGTACCATCGATATTTTTTCACCAAGGCCTTTGAGTACAGCTAAGTCTGAACCTTGTGCATCAATATGTAAGTGGTCGATACAAGTAATTTCGGATGCAAAAATTGTTAACCAAGTATCAAGCCTATAAACATTAATTTTCTTTGAGCCACGTACAACAAAGTCTGTGCGACCCGGCCATGTTTCGGATAAATTGTCTGAAAAATCATTAAGTGATGCTGAACCAGTGTCACCTTCAACCATATGGAAATCTGCTTCACCATCAAAATCGGAGATAGCTTGTTCGTAAACATGATAACGGTCTTTCATGTTTCTCGCTTCTGCCGCAATACGTAGCAGTCTAGCAAGTTCAGGTGTAGGTTCAAACGCATAACAAATAACATTTGGATTATGCTGTGTCACATTAAGCGAGTCTTGGCCGTGATGGGCACCAACATCAAATAAAATCATTTTTACTCCTTGTGATTGTCCAAGAAGTAATTCAGGTCTTCAGGTGTACCGATACCCCACATCTTCTCAATATTTTTAACACGAATCTTTTTACCATCACCGATTGCCTCATTGAACACGGGGCAAGTATAGAATTCACCGTTGGTTCGAATGTTCTTAGAAATCATTTGTTCAGCATACTTAACATAGTCTGAACCGTGACGCCAGTAGTAGATACCAACTGTTGCTTCATCTGAAATAACTTTCTTCTCTGCAACTTCGGATACAAAACCATTTTCATCAAGTTTTGCGTAGGACCATTTTGGATGTGTTGCTTTGAATGTTAGAATACCACCATCGATAGAATCCGCTGAGAATGCATACATACATTCATTTGAGTTCCATTCAACGAATTGGTCTGAGTTTGCCATAACCAAAGGTGCATCATTGTCGATGTGTTCTTTAGCAAGCAAAGTCGTACAGGCGGCACCTTCCGTGATACCATCAACTTGCACAATCTTGCAACCAGGTGCAATTAGATTCAACAGGTACTTCAAATTATATGTTTCATAATGATCCTTTTGGACCAAGAAAATATAGTTTGCTTCGATGTTCAAGTTTTCAACCACAACTTGAATCATCGGCTTACCACGGACTTCAATGAGTGGTTTTGGGAAAGTGTAACCAGCTTGTGCGAAACGTGAACCAGCGCCAGCCATCGGAATCAAAACGTTCAATTTCTTGTCTCTCCATGGTAGAGACTTTTTGCTTGTACCTTCAATTGTATTCATAAGGTCATAAATCCTTTGCATCATATGTTCAGAGTTAACTTCTTTTGCATTTTCGACCGCAAGCAAATGTGCTCCAGAATCTAATGCACCTTGGCGTCCAATATGACTATCTTCCACAATAATTGTACTTTTAGGAAGTGCATTTAGCGCAGTCATACATTTCCAGTACATTTCTGGATATGGCTTCGTGCGTGATACATCCTCATTACTGACAAAATAATCAACTTCATCCATCACACCAATACTTAGTAGAGATAATTTTACAGTTTCACGAATAGAGTTTGATGCAACTGCAATTTTATAACCACGTGCTTTAATCTGACGGAAGATAGTCTGTAGCAAATATTCTTTACAGAAGCCACGAACAAGATTAAATGTTGCATCTTGTTTATCTTTCCAAACTTGGTCATATACGGATACAGGTAGACCTTTTTGCTCGGTCAGCATCTTCAGTTTTTTGGTCGTATTCAGACCATCATATTTACTGAGATGTTCCTCACGTGTGATTACGAATTCTTCACCGACTTTGCGTAGTGCATCATTCAACGCATCATAATGCAACTCACGTGAATCGATTAAGACACCATCAAGATCAAAAATAACCAATTTACTCATGTTTGTTAAACTTTCTTAGAATTGAACGAACGTCTTCAATAGGTGCATCAAGTGGCATCTTATGAAGTTCATACATATCAGGATTTTTAAAATAAGACATTAGCAATAAACCTTGGTCATCATCAACAAGACCAATGCTCATCAAATATTCAAGTGCTTCTTTCATTTCAACAGACAAAACTTGCCATTGTTCTTTTTGTGCAACGAATACACCACCAATAATGAACACTACATTATTTTGTACAGCCTGAGAAACTTGTTGTTTTGCTTGCCTGAATTCTGGATCACGATAATTAAAATAGTGCATCAAACCTGGAGTGAAATCATATTCCCAAGTTTTATTTAAAGGAATATGTTCGTCATCACGGCAATAACCAAAGTCAACCCAAGCGGCAAATTCATTCGTGATTAGACCACGTTCAAATGCGTCTGAAACATAGAATGCTTTGAGTGATGTAACACCAACATAGTCTTTAGACCAGTATTCTGGATTACGAACTTGATATGGATTAATTTTTTTGACGAACTCAGGTGAGGTTTGAATTGCTTCAATCTTATCACGGAGTTCTTTATGAATGTTGAAGTAATCGTATTCAACTACTTTAACATTAGGAGAAATTGCGGCTAAACGTGGCGCAATATCAGGTGAAGTGTAAACAATAATTTCTGTATCAATCTCACACATGCGTGTGAAGTGGTCGATGTATTTGTCAACAGAACGCTGTAAATAATGTGGAAGTGGCCCACCATTTTTCTCTGTGTTTGTTGACCAGTCGCCACGACCGATATCATAGAAGGCAGTTACGATGCTAATTTTGCTCATTTCAAAGTCCCATATTTATTAAATTATGATTTATACAAAAAGTATTTAGGCGAACTGCCGGTATTTGTTTCCGCCGTGAGATTTGTTCCATATTTTTTAGAGAAATATTCCATCCATTCTGGAACACGGTCGTATTGATGCACAATAACAAAAGGAATTCCGTCAGAGTTTATAATACGTCCATCTTCTGTAATTGTAGGTGCTTCTTCCAATAAATAAGGTTTCAGTTTTTCCACAAGGTCGGGTTTGTTTGACACATGTGCATTCACAGCCCATGCATCCTTTAATCTCGTCACATGTGTTTTAGTACTCCAGATTTTTGTACCTAACAACATATTGTAAGCGGCTTGGTCGCAAACCCAATCAGCACGATTGAGTGAGAATTGATATAGATAGAAACATAATTCTCTAATCAATTCAGAACGTCCTGCTAGAACACCAACGTTACATATTTCATTTTCTTTCACTTCGTTATAGAAATAATCACCAAAGTTTTTGCGAATGTTTTCTCTGTTCCAGTCCTCATCTTTTACTTTGATAGACTCTGACGATGCAACAAGTCCTGTTGCATACATTGGATCAATATAACCTTCGAGATATTCAAAAGGATTTGATTGGAATATAACATCACGAACATCAGTTGAAACGACATAACGATACACCCCTTCATTCTCTTTCAAGAAATTATAGATGTGTATGAATCGTTGCATATGGATCATCATCTTGTCATTGTGTGGAACTGGTATGACAATAACACCTTCTTCAATCAACTTCTTTACCAATTCAGGTGTAGTTCCAATTGCAAATAGAATTGTGTCACCTGTGAAGCCGGTGTCTTTGATAGATTGTACCCAAGGTTTGAGTACGTCATAATCTGTGTAGTTATTAAATGCGCCTATTATTAGGTCTTTTTGCGCCATGGGTATTCTCCATTCATTCTCTGTTTCATCACTTCATTTCCTTTAATAAAGAAAACATCTTGTACCGAATCTGCTCGGCTTGCTACCCTGTAGTTTACAGTATACTCACCATTCGTGTCAAATTTTTTACACATCTGCATCATAAATGGTGATAGAATTCTATCAACTTCTGGTTGCTCCTGTGGGTGCCTTGCACGGCGATACCAGTAAGGAGAGAATTGAATTGCCGCCGCTTTGGGAATCATAAAGCAATTCACATCAATAAATTTATCATTGATAACCGAGGTCCATTTACCAAGAGATTCACAATCATCATTACATATGTATGTACCCTCTTGTGATACAATTTTTCTGAGGGAATAAGCCCATTCATTGCCATGTTGAATAACATCAACAAGAGATTCGATATGATGATCTTCATACCAATTATCTTGGTCAAGGAAACAGATATACTCACCCTCTGCAATATAAGACATTCCACCATAAATTCTATGGCCATTGTATTGATCGTAACCTGTATTATATGGGAGTGAGAATGCTGTGGAACGTGTTGCACCTTCCATGAGTTGTGTGGCTCTTGCACCATACTTGTCGAACCCGTCAACAACAACAAGGTGTTGTATGTTTTGGTATGTTTGTCTGTCGATTGATTTCAATACATCACTTAATTGGTCACTAGCCGTAGTTGGCGTAATGACCGTCACCAATGGTTTCATAATTTAGCTCCGTGTCACCTTAAGAATTTTCTGTATCTGTGCTTCAATAACTGGTCCACGATTTGGCCACTTAATGATTGGTTGATCCGCAGTTTTGAGTAGTTTCATCAAAAAAGGAATGATAAGTTTTTCAGCCTCGGCCAGTCTTGCTTTGTACTGTTCTACTGTATCTTGTTTTTGTGAAATGAGAGAGTTATATTCTTCTTCATCGGTAGCGGTGAATCCGAAATCAAAATCATCATCATATTCATTGAGAATTTTTTGGGTATCTTTGTCTAGTGGCATATTAAATAAAACAGGAGAGATTTAGTTGGTCTTTTCTAATTGTAACAGATTTTCCGTCAACTGGCGCTATATTAAATGGTGATTTTTTATTTGCGGGTATTGAGAACTGCATTTCAAATGTAAACTGGTAATTACCCCCACCTTTGTATTGTACACGGGCTCGATATGTTGCCTTAGCTGATTTACCAAACATTGGAACATCTTTTAACTTTAATGGATTTTTAGAACCCATCAAATAGAAACCATGTGTACCAACATTCACATAAAACGTATCTTTTTTATTGTAGTATTCTTCAATCTTGCTTGCCGCAATTTCACCACGAATATCTGAAAATGTATCACGGTCTCTTTCATATCTCTGCTGGTTTGTTAATTTACCAGCAGTGGCTTCCCATAACAAATCTTTATCTCTTTTAAATGGAATTTCTTTCCATTGTTTTTTTATAATATCGAACAGTCCGACTTCTTCTGCTAAATCGGCGATGAATTGTTTTTCATCATCATCTTTTTTAATGTCACCAAATTTCCATGGATTCTTTTTGTCTTTACTGTCATATTTCATCACAAGAGAACCGGCTGATGCGGCGGTGATTTTTAATTCACAACCAGCCTTCTTCTTTTTATATTCAAGCATCAGGTCTGGCTGGTCACTGCCAGCGCCAGCAGGAATAAAATTCTTAGGTACAAACCCCAAAGGTTTTAATATATCTGCGGCATTCACTTCGTATTGAAAACCTTGTTGTGCGGCCATGTATAAACACTCCAAATGAAAGTATTTATACTTTGAACCCTCCAAAATCTTTCTTCTTGAAGTTACCATTTTGTTGTTGTGGAGGTCTTTGTGTTGGATTGTGTCCGGCATCAGCTAGACCAGATTGTGCATCTTGTTCCACATCATACAGCTTCATCTTAGACCTGTCAACACCGAGTACGAATCTTTTGAATTTTGATGGATCGGAATATCTATTCTTCAACTGTTTCACCATAATCTGACCGAGTGCTTCAAGTTCTTCGGAAGAAATGAGAGCAAACATCAAGTCAGCGGTTGCTGGCAAACCGAAACTTTCACTTGTATCTTCGAGTCCGGGGTCGGATGAAGTAAAACCGGACCGTGTTGTTTGTGTAGCAGATACAACTGGGACTCCGAATTCAACGGCAAGTCCTCGCAATTCCTCTGCAATGGATTTAACATAAGTGTATGAGTTGATGTTTGCACCTGCCTTAATCCTCGATGAACAACAAATATTAAGATAATCAATGAAGATAATATCAGGTACAAAAGATTTTTTAAGGTTAAGTTCATTTAACAAGGTTCTAAAATGTACAGCAGATGCAGATGCTGTTGGATATTCTTTAATAATTAATTTACCTGTAGTCATCTCTTTGACACGCTTGACCTTTTTATCATACAGGTCTTTGGGAAGTTGAATCAAATCATCAATAGAAACGTTCAGTAAGTTTGCATCAATACGTTCTGCAATCTTTTCTTCTGCCATTTCCATTGTGATATACAATACGTTCTTACCTTGTGACATAGCACCAGCGGCGACATGACACATAAAAAGGGACTTACCAACACCAGTGCCAGCCAAGGCGATATTAAGGGTTTTCTTAGGTAGACCACCCTTCGTGATTTTGTTGAAGTAGTCAAGGTCGAACGGAATTCGTTCTTCTGTTCGGTGATAGAATTCATATCGCCCATCAGAGTCCTCCAAGTAATCGTGACCAACAGAGTTATCAAAACTTACTGCAAGTGCATCGGATAGAATTTTAGGAATCGCACCCTTGTCATTGGTCTTATCTTTACCATCAAGGATGGAAATAGAATTTAAGACTGCATTATAAATGGCTTTTTCCTGGCAGAACTTTTCAGTTTTGTCGATGAGCCAATTGTTATCAGTTTTTTGTTCCGTCTTTGAAGATTGTTCAATTTCTTGTAGATAAGTTTCGCACTTCTCCACTTCTTCATTTGTGAGATTACGCCTCTCTTTGATGGCCAATGTAATCGCTTCAACTGATGGTGTACTATTGTAAGCATTTGTAAATGATAAGATTTCATCATAAATTACCTTTTCGGACCTGTCTGTGAAGTATTCATCTTTGAGGAACGGTAAAGACTTCCTCAAATAATCTTCATTCGTTATCAGGTTCCTCAGAATAGTCTGTTCCAACTTCATCAATAATTCCTTTATCAATATTATTTGACATGATACTAACCAAAACATCACCAATGTGATTCTTGAAATTCATGTCAGTTTCAAGTTCTTCTTTTAGTAAAGGAGACTCTAACACATTATACACGAATTGGAGATAGATGGCACCATCTTTCTCCTCCTCAAACTTCACTTTACCATATTGATAAACGGTATCTATATATTTTCCTGACAGTAGTTTGATACCAACTGTAGTTTCTTCCGATTCTGGAATTACGTAGTTAAAATCAACACCTTCTTTATACTGGTTCATCTTCTACCTCAATTTCTTTTTGAATGATTTCCCCTGCCGCAACACGGTATTTGTTCTCAATGAACTGTTGGAATGATTGTGTTTTTAGTATTGGTAACCAAAAGTCTTTAGTATCTGTATCTTTGATACGATACTTCTTTTCTTCTACTTCGCCGGTGGATACATCCACTTTGCTATACCACCCATTTGAGGGTTTGATGACATGTCCGGATTCCAGCGCAATATCAAGTAAGCCTGACCAACGGCTAATGCCACCGTCAAAAGATACAGAAACAGGGATTTTAGATTTTTCTTTAACATATCTACTCTTTTCTACGTTAATAATAAAATTATAACCAACAACTTCGGTTCCTTCTTTTTCTTGCTGACGACCAATAATAAAGATGTTATCGGCAGAATAGTAGGAACCAGTACCACCACCAACGATATCTTTAGGATACAAACCAATTTCTTTGTATGTGTGATTCACAACAACCATTGGAATGTCTTTGAGTGACAAGTGTGGAGTGACCATACGGAACAAAGACTTAACCTGTTTTGCACGGCTCATATCTGCAACAGATTTGCCTTCAAGCGCATCGTCAACTTCTTTCTTGGAAGCTAAGTTACCAATTGAATCAATGATAATAATAAGTTTGTCTGTTCGTTCCAGATTCGTAAGTTGTTGCATAATATCAAACTTCAATTGTTCAATATCTGTAAGAGGTGTGTGAAGCACCCTGTTAGTATCGATACCGAAACTATCAAAATAACTTTGCGGAGTACCGAACTCAGAATCATAAAAAAGAAGTGCGGAGTCTGGATATTTGTCAAGATAAGATTTCGCCATTAAAAGTGAGAATGCGGTCTTAAAGTGTTTGGAAGGACCTGCCCACATTGTAAGACCTGGTGTAAGACCACCATCTAGTTTACCAGACAACGCAACGTTGACGATGGGAACGGATGTGGGAATCATATCTTTATCTAAAAAGAATTTTGATTTTGCCAGAATGGCGGAGTCTTTAATAGAACTGTTCTTTTTAATTTTGTCCAAAATGCTCATAATTTTTCCTTTAATCGAATAGTGAGTTTGTTCGTTCCGTTGTCCAGTCCATACAATCAAGAATGACTTTAATTGGCTCTAGAAATGTTTTGTCAAATTGCATATTGTAATCGATGCAATCTTGAAGACCAAATTCAGGAGGTAATCTTCCTGGAAATGATACTACATTTTCTTTGAATGTGTTTGGTGTTTTTAGGTAAGTGAATTTAATTTTCTCACCTTCTTGAATCAACGGATACTTCTTAGATAGACCTTTTTCTTCAAGGTACTTATTATATAGCAATGCACCTCTCACATGAATTGGTGTACCTTTTGAATATATGGTAGTCTTGTTTCCATACTCTTTCAAACCATTGATACCACGTGGAAAAGAAATATCTTCCACATTCAACTTTTTGAATTCAGTTCGGAAAGTATCGATGAATTTGTGCATGTCAGATTCGGTACCCTTCATCATAATCTGAAGTGCTTGTTTCATCTTCTCACGCACAGGTGCGGGTGTGGAAGACTTAATCATTTCAAGACCCATGACCTTCATGTCTGGTTCGGTATACTGAACACCTTCATTGTTATACACGTGCATGATATAACGTTTCTTTGCAGTCCAGATACCTTTGTCAGCCAATGCTTCACGTTTCATTTGCATCTTTTGGTCATAAGCATGAACATATTCTGCCAATTCACCATATGATTTATCAATGAAAGGTTGTATCTTTTCTTCACAGATTTTATCCATAAAAGAAATGACTTTATTCTTATCAGAAGTGTCTTTAATAAACTTGTCAACCAATTCACCGAGACGGAGATAAATCGAATCTGTATCAGACGCAATCACATAATCTTTATTGGTCTTCAACAAAGAGTTCATGTACCCGTTAATTTTAGATTCTATCCAACGAATACTGAATTGGCCAGCAGTGGTGACACCCAAGGCCATACGTAAATCATAAAACCGAAAATATTGGGAGCCCAAAGCACCATAAGCAGAATTGAGAGAGACTTTTTTAGCGAGTTGTAGGTTGTTGTATCTGGCGATACGTTTCTCAATGTCATATTTCTTAGTATCATCTTTTTCAGCCTCATAGTCTTTCTTAGCTTGAATCATCATCTTTTTAAACTTCTTACGATCCTCATACATGTCTTCCATCATTTTAGGTAAGAAGCCTTGTATATCGGTACGGAAGAATTGACCATTTGGAGTGATTGTCACATTTTCGAGAGCAGACAAGTCAAGTTCTTTTTTCAGAAGTTTGTCAACAGTGACACCTTGCGAGAGAACGTCACGCATTTCTGGTGTGTAATTTGCAGGATCAATGAGAGTTTCAGGTGAGATATTATATTGCATCATCAAGTGTGGATACAATGAGTTCAAGTCGAATGATGCGACCCAATTGTGTAGACCAACTTGTGGTTCTTTTACAAAAGCACCTTCAAACGCTTCGCTCTTTTCTTTGATAACACGTGGAGGAACCACGATGTTTTGATTCATCAAGTTGTTGTAAGTCAGAGCATCCCACATGCGTGTCTGTGCAAACACATCATCATAGTTGGTCTTCGTATCATAAGCCAGAGTAAGAGCGAGTTCAATCAACTTGAGTTTATCTTCAAGTTTGAGAATCAAGTCAACGTCTTTGATGTTGTATTCAATAAAGAGTTGGTAATTCAAACGATAAAGTTGATGGAGGTTTTCATATTCTTCGTATGAGATTTTACCTTCGCCGAGTTCAAATTGTGCGATTGCATCAAGACGATAGGATTCCTGTGACTTGCCGTTCGGTGAATACCATTTATACAGTTCAAGATAATCGAGGTCACCGACACCAACAAGTTCATACACCGTCATTTTACGGTTCATAACAAATGCTTGGCGTTCAGAGATGATGTTCCACGGAGACAACTTCTTAGCCTCATCTTCACCGAGAACCTTACGCATACGATTTACAAGATATGGTACGTCAAAGAACTTGGTGTTCCAGCCAGTGAGTGCATCAGGACATTTCTCTTGCCAGAGTTTAAGGAAGAACTTGAGCAAGTGATATTCGTCTTTGCACTTCATGTAACGTTCTGTACCCTTAACTTCATAGTCACCGCATCCGAAAACGAACATATGCCCACCGATAAATCGGAGAGCAATAGCAGTAACTGGTTCATTGGCAAGATATGGATCAGGGAAGCCGTTCTCTGATCCAACCTCAATATCGACAATTGCAATAGAGACTTTATCAAAGTCCCAATCAATCATTTCTTTGTGTTGTTCACCGATGAATGCGTATTCAAAACGATTCTGACCATAGATGGTTTTACCCGAGACACCTTCGAACTGACGTAGGTAATCACGTGCTTCACGCATCGTGCCAAATTTATGTGGTTGAAGATACACACCATCTAGTGATGTGTAATTTGTAACCTTGCTTGACTTTTCGTATAGTGTCGGCTGGTATGGAATCTTTAGCTTTGTTCTTTTGCCGTCAGTAACGCCACGGTAAAGAATGTTGCTACCAACAGCTTGTACGTTTGTATAGAAAAGAGCCATTAACCGGTGATGATTTGAGTTGGAGGAGTAATGATACCGGAGCCAAACATCTGATTGTAGTTGTCAGAAATGTCCGATGCTGGTGTGTAATTATACACAACATGTAGTGGTTCCACAAGAACAATTTCACCTTGTTTTTGTTGGGAGAAAGTTGGAAAAGGAACAAAACCCATTTGAGGCGCCGAGCCAGCAATTTTTGGTGGGACCATGCGTAGCTGTACGGGATTTTTAAGTTGCAATTGACCTTGTTGATTTACGGAAACATCGGCAATGACTTCCTCACCTGTGACCAATTTAATACCTTGAATATTCATAATTATACCTCTGTGTTGAAAAAGAATGTTTGGAATAATCGTCCATTATACAACGAATCACCAAAGCCTGGCAACATACTTCTGTGGTAATATTCACCACGGTACATTACCATTCTGTTAAAGATGTTTGATACCTGAACGATTGGTTCCCACTTATCCAAATCGGTTATTTCTTCGGTGTTGTTGTTGTAATCAGTTGATGGTATTCCTGGATTGTACATCGAAATTTTAGACTCTTTATTTCGATAAATTGCAGTTCCGGCTTCAAGCGGTGCATCAGGTGTTAGGTATAAGACAGCCGCCCAATTCGTAGGGTCGTGGTGTATCCATGTGCTATCTTTGGAGGTTGTGTACTGAAATGCAGTATTGTATTCTTCCGGCCACCAAGATATTTTCTTATGTAAGATTGATTCAAATAAGGTTTTGGCATTTGTGTTGTGTTCACCTTTTAACACATCGGTTCTCATACCCGGATAATTACCAGAAATAGAAAATGGTAAAGATAGTGCGAAATCACGTACTTGTTCTGGATTACCATAAAAGTTATCAAAAATCATAAGGTTCGGTAGCATAAAGAAGCCTTTATTCATAAATATATGGAGTTATTAGATATTTTATCATATTTCGTTTAAGAAAACAACAGAATTGAGGTACAAATGAAAAAATTTGTGTTGATTGTTTTATCATTTATATATCTTGGCATCGTAAATGCACAGACCATAACCACTGATTCCACCACTAAAAGTACGATAGACTCCACAACGACTCTAAAGTCCCCACCTTCATCAGCTATTATTCCAGCCATGAACAACTCAAACACCGACCTATGTACAGTTGGTGTAGCAGGAGCAGTTCAAACACAGATTCTGGGTATTTCAGCAGGATCCACTATACGTGATATGAATTGTGAAAGACTAAAGTTATCCAAAACATTATATGACATGGGTATGAAAATTGCGGCTGTATCCACTTTATGTCAAGATAAACGAGTTTTTGACGCCATGATGATGGCAGGTACTCCTTGTCCATATGATGGTCTGATTGGAGCAGAAGCTAAAGCACTTTGGAAAACAAATGCGGACAAACAACCTGGAACAGAAAATAAATCAGGAGAAATGAGTAATGAAACTAAGACATTGTTTGGTATTGGTGGCATCCTTAGTTTATTGCTCCTACTCCTACTCTGAAAAAGTAAACGATATAAGTTCAAATGCGGCTATTAATGCCTTAAATTGGACTATGACGAATATTATACCACAGTACACTGGTTTAACAGTCAATGCGGTTTCATATGAGTACACTGTTGTGAAAAAACAAAGTGACAGTATGATAGTGAATGTACAAAACAAAGACACACGTAGTGATTCATATATTTTCAGAAGCCGTGATGATTGGTCTGGACTGAGGGGAAATAGTATAACAAAGTTAGTTCCGGTTGCCAATATACCTGGTACATATTGGGGACCAGGAGAGATAAGCGTGGAGGGTAATGGTGAGGTTAAAAATGCATCAGTAAAATATAAATATATGTATGATACTTGTGCAAATACTAAAACCGATCCAAAGTGTCCCGGATATGTACCTCCTACGACCAAAGAAGTTATTGATCCAACGGATGATGATTTGATAAAGAAGACTTTAGCGGATAAAGTATACAAAGAAGTTGAAAAGCAAGTTCAATTTGAAATGAGTGAAAAGAAGAAGAAAGAAGAAATTGTTAAGAAAATAATTAAGAATACTTTAATAAGTGAAAAGGATGCTCAACGACTTTTAGAATTTGAAATGATGAATAACATACCTGGTTATAATTTGTATACCGTGTCTATGCCAGGTGGTGTATATAATGATGTAATAAAATATCCTGAAAAATATTTACCTGATAACAGGCGTGCAAGAGGTTTGGGATTGGCTCAAGAGAGAATGCATAATACGATGGTAGATAGTCAGTATAATAAGTAAAACAAAAAGGGAAAAATATGATAAAAAAAATCATAGCAATTGGGTTAGCAATGGCTCCATTAATAGGAATGACTGAGAGTGCTATAATTACGGGCACTATCACACCTAGATGCGTAATTTATACAGAAACGGCTGGTGTTTACGGCAACCCATCACCAGATGTTTTAAGCACAGCAACTGTTGATGGTGGGGTTCAACCAATTATCAGATATGATGTACTCCAATCTGGTTTCTACAAGGCGGTAATCACAGTACCTAATTCGTTCTCATCATCACCTGCATTAACAGATAGTGTTAGATGGACTGGTTCTGTGGACGTAAGTAGAGTAACCGATGCCGCAATGTCCGCATATTCCACAAACAGGACTGTTTACAACAATACAACCGAAATTACTTTAAGTGTACCAGGAACAGTTTGGTTTAAAGCGGAATCTAAAGCAGAACATGGCTACAATAAAGCATTTCCAGCAGGAACATATAAGGCTATTGTAAACGCAGAGTGTATTGCGATATAAAATTATATGTTTCGTTATGTTCTTATATTATTAATTGGAATTTCTGGGCATGTAAATGCTCATCAATTCCTTCCAACGTATCCAACGTTTGAATATTCTTTTGTTGAAGGTGTTGTACAAACAAAAATGCAACTCTTTAATAAAAGAAAAGAGATAGAATATTATGAATTGAGTGTGTATGATGCAGATTGGAAACCACTTTCATATGCAACAGAAAGCAAGATTGTAAAAATACAATTTCTTCAAACTAAAGATGTTATCATTTACATTAAAAAAGAAGATTTAAAAAGAATCAAGTACATTTGTTCCGAGTCTAAAATACAAAAAGACAACACTCAGAGCACTGTAATTTCTTCTAGGATCTGCTCAAAGATACAATGAAATATTTGATTGGTCTACTTATATTACTGGTAACACAAAACAGTTTTGCTCAAGGAGCATTAAGTTTAGCATTACCTAGTGCTCCTGGTAGCTATCAATCGGATAGATTTAGGTCAGGTGAATTGGATTGTTCTATGGCTATAGGTTCGGGTACAAACGTAGAGTTTGGAGTTATTGGTGTTATAGGAAATAACACCAATCCGTATCAAACAACTATAACAAATTCAATGAATCAGAATGCAAAAGATGTTGGTGTATATGGAAGAATAACCATACCAATTGGTGCACCAAAAGGACGAGTTGATTGTAATATTCTATATCAACTTGAATTGACTAAAAAGAGAATAGAAATCCAAAAATTGGAAAATGAATTAAATAACTTAAAAGCACTAAAGTTTGAAAAATGATTATTACACTCGATTTAACCTGGTTTTTTAATTTATTACCTTATTTTATTTTAGGTATTGGAATTGGTATTGCATCTTTTTATATTTTCTATGACGACAATTCAATGTCTGAATTAGAACGTAAGAAGCATGATTTGGAAGTGAAAAAAGAATGGCTTCGTATGTTAGCCGAACAGAAAAAAGAAACTTCTAAACAGCAAAGATGGAATAACTATGTCAGAAGAAATTAAAAACGTTAACGCTAAGATTGACGAAGCAGAAGCGGCAATGAAAAAGTATGCCAGCAAAGATACTGTTATCAGTATTGGTGGCTACGAATTTACACCAGCCAAACTAATGGTGGCGGCAACTATTGTAAGTTCTACATTAGGTGGATTGTATGGTGCTTTTGAAGTCTATAAGGACTATCAAAGCATGAAGAAAAAGATTGCTGAATACTCCGCACCAGATTTGTCGGAGTTTGATAAGCGTCTAGCCGTCATTGAAGAAAATTCTGGTAAGACCAGTGACTACACACGTGATATCAAAAATGATTTAAAGAATGATATCCGCCGTAATGAATCTGTGACTGAACAAGTTGAACGTTCAGTTAAAAATGCTCAACGTGAAACTGAATCTGAAATGCGTGAAATGCGTAAAGCAGTGAGGGAAGATTTGGAACGTGCTAGAACCGAGGCGACCACTATACGAAAAGATATGGAACAAACTCGAAAAGAAATAAACTCCGAGTTTACTTCCGCACGTAGGGAGATTAATCGAGAAGTTGAAACACTCAAGAGAGAAGTAGACAACAAGATACAGAAAGCAATTGACAATCCTTTAGCCGGCAAATGAAATACTTAGTGCTACTGTTGTTGATGGTAATTATACCATCATCAGCGGCACGTTATGAATGTATCCGTTGGACATGGACCGGTGATGTGTACAATCGAAAGGTTGTTTGTTTGGAATGGCGTCAAGAAGATTGTTCCAAACGACTACACAAACATATATGTAAAGGAAACAAATAATGATAGACCCGATAACCGCATTGGCCGGTATACAATCGGCTGTTGCATTAATTAAAAAAGTATCAAAAACTGTTGATGATGTTTCATCATTGGGTCCAGTTTTAGGTAAATATTTCGATGCTAAAAACAATGCATCAAAAGCTATGGTAACGGCTAAAAATAGTGGTAATAAATCTGCTATGGCTACAGCAATTGAAATAGAAATGGCTCTACATCAAACAGAACAGTTTGAAAGACAATTACAATTATTATTCATGCAAACAGGTAAGATAGATGTTTGGAATAAAATAAAAGCACGTGCATCAGCAATGAATATAGAGTCTGCACACGATGCACGCCGTGAAAAAGAAGCCCAAGAAAGACAAAAAAAGAAAAATGAAGAATTGGTGGAAATAATTTTTGCCAGCGTTTTTCTTATTGTTATTCTTATTGGCACATTTTGGGGACTTTACGAACTTATAACCTACTGTAGTCAAGTTCGTTGTGGTAAATAAAATGGTGCTCCGACTAGGAATTGAACCTAGACTCAATGAATTATGAGTTCACTGCTTTACCATTAAGCTATCGGAGCATTTGGTACGGGTGGTGGGACTTGAACCCACAAAACCCGGATTTTAAGTCCGGTACGTATACCTATTCCATCACACCCGCATGTCCATTTTGAAACACACCATCTCTACTTAAAGTTTATCAGTAAACCGACACACGATATGTTTCAAAATGGACACCTTTCGGTGTCCAAGCCCGTTACAGCACTTTGTAACGGTCATCCATGATGGTTTTAAGCATCACAGTTTCTGGTGTGAAGGTTTCTAGGTCACCAGCAAGGAGTGGCTTAACCACGGCTGGAGAGAAACCAGACACCAGTGCAGTACCAGACTTGTCAAACTTCACAGGCGCATTGCCATATGAAGCGTTCAAGTTCCAGAATACAACCTTTGGAAGGGTGTAGCCTGCGGCTTCGTACTTTCGTGCGATCATTTGGATAGCAGAATCATCGTGGTTCACACATTGATTGAACTGCATATCTGACAGAATCAATACCATTTCTGGCATTTCATTCTGTGGAACACCGGCA